CAGTCGAAGCCGTCGTCGTCGTAGCCCTCCTCGTCGTACACCGGACCCCGCTCCAGTTCATCGACCGTCCGCCACAACCAGAACAAATAATCCGCCTCAGCCTTCGTGAGGCCGAGAAGCTGGATGGCGTCCTCGCGAGCCGTCCCCTCATTGGCTTGCCCTCCGCCGAGAATTTGCGCCCAGCCGGCGTAACAGTGTTTGGTCCCGCACGAGGAGTGCCACACCGACTGGTCCCACGTTTCCGGATGTGCTTTGATTTGCGCGATCACGCGCTCATGAAGTTCACGGTTCATTGTTTTGCTCCTCCCAGAAAATCGGCGATCATCGCGCGGAGATCGCCGGGCAGCTCGCCGGCCAGAGCCTCGCGCAGGCGCTTTTCGCCGGACGGCATCGGCGGCAAGGCGACGATGCGGCCCTTCCCGTAGGCGTCCGCATCGCGGCGGCCATACACGGCCATCTCCTCCCGCATGTTCCGCGCGGCCGCTTTCACATCTCGGCGGCTGCGGCGCAGCCGCACGAGCGGCGCAAGACCGCTGGCCTGCTCCAGGCCGTACATGGCGCGGCTGACGGCGGGATGCATCAAAATCGAGCGCAACTCTTGGTTTTTCATTGGTTCTCTCCTTTCAGTTCAGTCTTCACGCGGCCGCTTCCTGGCTGACCCTTTCGCCATACTGCCGCTGGCGCATCGCTTTCGCTTCCGGCGCGGACTGCTTCGCAAAATCCTCATAGCGGCAAATAGCCGCATAGCTGGCTGTCTCGTACGTGTGGCCGCGCAGAATAGCCGAATAGTTGCAGTAAGCGACCACTTCCTCTTGCCCGTCCAGAAACCAGTCGCACGACCGGATGCTGGTTCCCCAGTGGTCGGAGACGCGGAGAACGGCGTCGCCGAGGTCCCAGTACATCGACCCGCTGCCGCTGGCAAAATCTGGTTTGCGGGCGGGGATGGCGGCGAATTCAACCGGGGTCCACCAAGCGACGGTCGCGTCGTGGAAGTTCTCCCATGAGACCGGCCGGGCCTCGATCTCGGCGAGGCGGCCTTCCAGGTACTGGATGGCGTGTTTGATCGTTTTGCGCCGGCGGTCCGTTCGGATCAAGATTGAGAGGGCGCGTTCAACGGCTCGTTTTTCAGCAGACATTTCAAAAGCTCCTATGGTCGGTGTGTTCTGGCGGCCACGTCTTGCTGCTGGCCGCCGCGTCCTTACAATCCAATATTGACAGATACCGCCCTATGTGTCAATAGGAAAAAACAACCTGGTTATTTTTTTTTCTCGCGGGTCCTTTCAAAGTACTTTTCGGCGAGGGTTACTTTTTTGCACAAATCGGCTAGTCAGTTAGAATCGGTGGCTTGGGGCGTTTGAAGAAAAAGCGGCCGGCGGATGAACGGGGGACGCTGGAGGCCTATGCGCGGCGGCGCGGATGCGCGCCGTATGCGGTGACGGCCGCCATTCAGTCTGGCCGGATCGCGGAGGCTGTGGGCGCGGATGGTCTGATCGAGTTCGCGGCGGCGGACCGGCTGTGGGCGGAGCGCACGAATCCGGCGCTGTCGCGGGGGAAGAAGGCGGCGGCTGGCGCAGATGCGCCCGAGGCCTACGCCGCCGCGCGCGCCAGGCGCGAGTCCGCAGCGGCGGACAGGGAGGAGATAGAGCGTGACAGGCTGCTTGGCTCTGTGATTCTGCGCGCGGAGGCGGAGCGCATCTTCGCGCGCTTCGGCGGCGAGGTGAAGGCGGCCGTGCGCAACATGATGGCCTCGCTTGCGCCGAGGCTGGCGGGCAAAAGCGAGACGGAGATGGATGCGGTTCTGCGCCGCGAGGCGGAGGAGTGCTTGTCGCGGCTGGCGGACGACATGAGCAAAGCGGAAAAATGAAGCCGGAACATTTAGAGTCCGTTTTGTTTCAAACAAGAACGGCGTGCCGTGAAAGCTTCGTGCGCGGACTGCGTCCAGAGCCATCGTTGACGGTTTCCGAGTGGGCGGATCAGTTCCGTGTGTTGGGGAAAAATTCTCCCGAGCCTGGCCGCTGGCGCACGGACCGCGTGCCGTACATGCGCGAGATTATGGACTCGCTTTCTCCATACAGCGGCGTGAGCATGGTGGTGCTGATGGCCGCCGCGCAGGGAGCGAAGACGGAGGCTGGGCTGAACTTCGTGGGCTCGGCGATGGCGCGCGGGGCGGGTGACATTCTCGTTGTGCTTCCGACGGTGACCGTCGCGAAGAATTATTCGATGAAGCGTCTCGCGCCGATGATCCAGGAGACGCCGCAGCTGCGCGGTCTTGTCGCCGCGCCGAAGTCGCGCGACTCGGGCAACACGATTCTGCTGAAGGAGTACATGGGCGGCACGCTGCGCTTGACTGGCGCGAACAGCGGCGCGGGGTTGAGGTCCGATCCTGTGCCGGTGCTGGACATCGACGAGGAGGACGCTTTTCCTTTCGACCTCGACGGAGAAGGGAGCCCGGTTGATCTAGCGGTGCAGAGGACGGCGGCGTTCCGGGACCGGAAAATTTTCAGGAAATCGACACCGACCATCGCGGATTTTTCTTCGATCTATGCGGGCTTCCTCGCGTCGGATCAGCGCTCCTACCATGTGCCGTGTCCGTTATGCGGCGCATATCAGCGGCTGATCTGGCGGTCGAAGGAAGGCGCGGCTGGCGGGCTTGTGTGGCCGGAGGGCAAGCCGCACAAAGCGGTGTACGAGTGCGCTCATTGCGCAGGGACATTCGAGGAGTGGCGGAAGACGGAGATGCTTCTTGCCGGCAAATGGATACCATCCGCGCCCGGCAACGGCCCCGCGTGGATGAGGTCGTATCAGATCAGCGCTCTCTACTATCCGTACGGCTGGCCTGGAAACGATTGGGGGAACCTGGCCGCGCAGTGGATGTCCGATCATGATGAGCCGGTGAAGCTGAAGACGTTTATCAATCTGAAACTCGGCGAGCCGTGGATTGACCGGAGCGAGGCGAAGGCGGATGCGGCGTCGCTGTTTGCGCGGCGCGAGAGTTACGGCCCACGCATTCCTCCGCGCGCGGCGCTTCTGGTCGCCGGCGCCGACGTGCAGGCGGACCGCATTGAGGCGGAGCTTGTGGCGTTCGGGGCGGAGGAAGAGTCGTGGTCCATCGAGTACCGGGTGTTCCCCGGCGACACGTCGCGGCTGAAAGGGCGCGGCGATGCGCCGTCGCCGTGGGAGATGCTGGACGAATGGCTGAGCGGGGCGTGGATGAGCGAGGCGGGCGTTGCGCTGGGCGTGCGCGCGGCGTGTGTTGACTCTGGCTACAACACTCAGGCCGTGACTCAATGGTGCGGCGGGCGCGCGCACCGGCGCATCTGGGCGGTGAAGGGGCGGACGGGGCAGATACCCATCTGGCCGCCGCGCGTGAAAAAGCAGCGGGGCAAGCATCCGCCGCCGGTGATCGTTGGCGTGGACACCGCGAAGGAGCGCATCTATGCGCATCTGCGCGTGCAGGAGCAAGGGCCTGGCTATTGTCACTTTCCGGTGCGGCTGGAGTATTCGCGTGAATACTTTGAGATGCTCACCGCCGAGGTGCGCATCCCCGATTACAGCGGCCCCGCGCCGCGTTTCGTTTGGAAAAAAAAGAAGCAGTCGCAGCGGAACGAAGCGCTCGATGCGCGGGTGTATGCGGTGTGCGCGAAAGAGGGGCTCGTGCAAATTTACGGAGTCATGGCTAACATGGAGCTGATGAGGCTGCAAGAAGCGATGGCTGCGCCGGCGGATCCGCGAGAGGAGACCGCTGGATCCGGGGGCGGATGGCTGGAGCGCCGGCGCGGGTGGCTGCGGTGAAGATCAAACATCAGACTCCGGCAGCCGTTTCTCCGCCGCCGCGCTATGCGGTGGTGCCCTGCGACGTCACCGACCTGGAGGCCGCGCTGAACCGGATGGCCGCCCTCGGCTACCGGCACAAGCAGACTGTGACTGTTCCGGGGCCTTCTTTTGTGGTAGTGTTCGAAAGAGCGGAATCATGGCGCTGACTTTGGAGCAGCTCGAAACAAAACGGGACGCGCTTGTTTTGGCGATTTCCAGCGGAGAGCTGTCGGTCCGGTTCGAGTCGCGCCAGGTCCAATACCGTTCCATCGAGGAGATGCAGCGGGCGCTCGCATTTCTCGAAGGGCAAATCGAAAAGCTGACGGGAACCGCCATTGGGCAGCGGGTCAGTTATGTGACGGTGCGCCGATAGAGAACTTACTCGACAGGCTCATTGGCTACGTTTCGCCGTCGGCGGCGGTGCGGCGCGCGCTGGCGCGGCAGGCGCTTGACGCGGCGCTCGCTTACGACGCCGCGCGGGCTGGGCGGTTCGAGGCGGGCTGGCGGACATCGGGATCGTCGGCGAACGCCGAGACCGCAGCGGCGCTTGCTCCTATCCGCAACCGCATACGCGACCTGTACCGGAACAACCCGTACGCGCGGCGAATCGCCGATGACGCCGTGGCGTCGGTGATCGGGTACGGCGCAACGCCGCGCGTGAAAGACGCCGGATGCAAAGCTGCGCTGCGCCGGTGGATGAGAGTATGCGACGCCGACGGCCAGCTCGATTTCTATGGGCTCCAGACGCTGATCGTGCGCACCCTGTTTGTGAGCGGCGAAGCGGTGATCCGTCTGCGGGAGAGGCGGCCCGGCGACATGGAGGTTCCGCTTCAGCTCCAGGTGCTGGAGGGAGACTACATCGACCACACGAAGGAGGCGGTCTATCCGGATGGCCGCTACATCATTCAGGGCGTCGAGCACGATGTCCTTGGGCGGCGCACGGGATACTGGATGTTCCGCCGCTCTCCTGGCGACGCGTTGAGCGTCTCCGATGCGGTGCGGGACATGGACAGTCACTTCGTGCCGGCCAGTCAAGTGCTCCATGTCTACATCAAAGAGCGGCCTGGACAGGTGCGTGGCGTGAGCATGCTTGCGCCGGTGGTGACGACGCTGCGGCACATCGACGACTATGAAGAGGCCGAGATCGTGCGGAAAAAAGTCGAGGCTTGCCTCGCGGCGGTGTTCACTCAGCCCGAGGGCGCCGACGACCGGCAGATCACGCGGGGCGTCACCGGCTCCGATGGCCAGCGCATCGAGACCTTCGAGCCGGGCATGATCCTCTATGGCCGGCCGGGAGACCGCGTCGATCTGATCGAGCCGAAAGCGGCGGGCGGCTATGCGGAATACATCCGCTCGGCGCTGGGCCGAGTGGCGGCGGGATCGGGGATGATGCGGTGGCAGTTGAGCGGCGATCTTTCCGAGATCAATTATTCCGCTTTCCGCGCCGGCCAGTCCTCGCAGCGCGGACTGTTCGATGCGCTGCGGTGGACGGTCCTTGTGCCGATGGCGCTCGAGCCAATGATTCTCAGATTCATCGACACCGCCTATGCGGCCGGCGCGATCCAAACACGCGACCAGGAAGTCGATTGGGGATTCCCGCCCTATGCGAGCGTCGATCCGCTGAAGGACGCGCAGACGGCGGTGGAGGAGATGAGGCTCGGGCGCAAGACCTGGCCGCAGATCGTGGCCGAGCAAGGCTACGATCCCGACGAGCAGCTCGCCGAGATCGCGGCGGCCGCGAAGAAATTCGACGATTCCGGAGTCGGGATATCCGGCGATGCGAGAAAGGAGTTCAAGAATGGCGGAGAGAAAAATCAAACTGCCCCGGCCTTGGATTGAAGCCCGGCTTTCCGTTGACGCGGGAGGCGGCGCGGCATCGCGCGGCAGGATCGCGGAGGCGGAGTTTTACAGCGGCGCGGAGGTGCTCCAGTTTTCCTGGGAGCGGGGCGAGTACAAGCTCACGCTCGACACCTCGCCAGGCGCCGTGCGCATGGGCCGGCTTGCGGGCGGCGCGGCTCCCGTCCTCGATGCGCACAATCAGTTTTCCAATGACAGCGTGATTGGAGTTGTCGAGAGCGCGTCGTTTCAGGACGGGCGCGGCGTTGCCGTGCTGCGGTTCGCGGAAGGCGACGCGGCCGCCGACCGCGTGTGGAACAAGATCGCGCAAGGAGTCCTGCGCAACGTCTCGGTCGGATTGAACATCTATGCGATGCGCGAGACGACGGAGAAAGACGCGAAGGTCCGGTCGTTCACGGCGGTCGATTGGGAGCCGCTGGAGATTTCGGTTGTGCCTGTCGGGGCCGATCCAGGCGCGCGCATCCGCATGGCCGCCACAATGGCGGAGGAGATTGAGGTGACGCTGGCCGGAGACGCCCAGCCAGTCACAGCAGAGGAGACTGTCATGCAGAAAGAAACAGCGGACGTCACCGCGTCCGCGCAAAATGCGGAGCGGAAGCGGCAGGCGGAGATCCGCGAGAAAGCGCGTCCTTTTGCGGCGCGTCTCGGAGAGGCATTTATCGATGACCTGGCGGCGTCGGATGTGACGCCCGAGCAGGCTGGGCTGCGGATTCTGGAGCGGCTGGCCGCCTCCGGCGGCGGCGAGGAAATCCGCTCGGCGCGCGCGTCGGTGACCGTGGACGAGCGCGAGAAGATGCGCGAGGCGATGTCTCTCGCGCTGCATCACCGCGCCGATCCGTCGCGCGAAGCGCCGGATGGCGCGCGCGAGTTTTGCGCCATGAGCTTGCTCGAAATGGCCAAGCATTGCTTGCGCGCGGGCCGCGCGCCTGGCGTGGACCGGATGGACCGCGCGCGGATCGCAAGCGCCGCACTCGGGCTGGAGACCGCCGCTTTCGCCGGCGCGCACTCAACCGGAGACTTCCCGTACATCCTCGCCAATGTCGCGAACAAGACTCTCCTCTCCGGTTACGCTTACGCGAACCCGACCTACCGCGCCTGGACGCGGATGACCACGGCTCCGGATTTCAAGACGATTTCGCGCGTGCGGCTGGGCGAGTTCCCTTCGCTGCCGAAAGTGAAAGAGGGCGGAGTGATCGAGTTCGGCACGATGTCGGAGTCCCGCGAGCAATATGCGCTGGCGACGTATGGCCGCCGGTTCGCGGTCACGCGGCAAGCGCTGATCAACGACGACCTGTCCGCCTTTCAGCAGCTGCTGCCGCAGGCGGGCGCGCAGGTGGCGCGGCTGGAGAACCGGACCGTGTACGCTGTGCTGACGGCGAACGCCGCCATGGGCGACGGCGTGGCTTTGTTTCATGCGCAGCACGGGAATCTCGCCGGCGCCGGGTCCGCGATTTCGATCACGTCGCTCAGCGCGGGGCGAGCCACGATGAAGAAACAAACTGGCGTTGACGGAGAGACTCTGCTCAACATCACGCCCCGTTTCCTGATTGTGCCGGCGCAGCAGCAGACTGTTGCGCAGCAGCACACCGACGCCACGGGGATCCTGGTGAATACGCAAGCCTCAATGAATCCGTTCGCGGGCGCGCTCACTGTGATCGCCGACGCCGAGATCGACAGCGCGAGCGGCACGGCATGGTATCTCGCGGCAGACCCGATCATGGGGACCGTCGAGTACTGTTTTCTCGAAGGCAACGCCGGGCCGCGCATGGAGAGCCGCACGGGATTTGAAGTGGAGGGCATCGAGTTCAAGGTCGCGCACGATTTCGCGGCCAAGGCTGTAGACTGGCGCGGGCTGTACAAGAATCCCGGCGCGTAACGCAGAGGAGAACAAAAATGAAGAACTATGTTTCGGAAGCGAGCAAAATCACCATCGCCGTGACGCATCCGGCCACGCCGGCGGCGGGCGATCCGGTGCGGATCGGGACGTTCTGCGGCGCCGCGGAATCGGCGGAGGATTCCGGCGGAACCACTGTCGTGGTTTTGACCGGCGTCGTGAAGGTGCGGGTGAAAGCGGTGAACGACGGAGGCAACTCGGCGGTCGCCGTGGGCGACGCCATCTATTACGACGACGACGATACGCCGCCGCTGAGCAAGAAGGCCACCGGCAACGTGATTTTCGGCCGCGCGCTCGAAGCAATATCGAGCGGCGGCGAAGAGACGATCAAGGTGCTCCTGGAGCGGTAGCGGCTCGAGGCCGCGCGGAGGCCGCATGCTGGGCTATGCGTCCTCCGCGCGGCGGAGAGAAAGGGGCTGGAATGAAACAAATCATCGCGTCCTTGTTTTGGTGCGCCGCGCTTGTGGCGGCTGAGTCTCCCGATTCGGTTGCCTACTTTTCAGCGCTGTGGGAGAACACATCGACAACGGCGGAATCGCTGGGCGTCCAGCTTCCGGCGAACTCGCAGCAGCGGGTGTATGGCGTGGCGGCGGCGGTCTATTGTTCGGCGGGCTGCGAGGTCGCGCAGAAGCTGGACGCGTCGCTTGCGGGAACGGCGGTGACGCCCGTCGCGCTTTCGGCGCGCGGCGCGGCGCCGGCGGCTTCCGTGCTGCGTTCGGTGACGCCAACCGGCGGCAGCGCTCTGCCTTCCCTGACGGTCTCCGCCGGTGGAACGGCGGTGATCGATTTGACGCCCATTCTTCTTCCCGCCGGCCGGGCATCGGCTGGCAGCTATCTGCTTTCGGCGTCCGGCTCCTCCGGAACCATCCGGATCGCGATTGTCTTCTACCAGAAATAAATGGCCTACGATTTCACCGCTCTGAACGATGCCTGCCTCGATGTGTTCGGCGGCGAGGCCATTCATGCTCCGTTGTCTGGAGGCGGGCCGCATGTGGTGCGGTGCGTGATCGATTCTGGCGAGTTCACCGAGACCTCCTCGCCGGGCGCGCACATCGTGCTGTGGGCGAAGGCTGAGAGCTTCGGCGTGGAGCCCGCGAAGGGCGACACGTTCACGCACGGCGGCGTGGATTACACCGCCGCCGACGTGCAGCGAGAGCCGGAGGACGGCGCGGGGCTTCGCGTGCTGCTGCGCTACAAGTGGCCATGATTGACACGAGGATGATTTTCAACGGCGTGCGCGTGCGGCTGCGCGCATACAACCAGGACCGCGCGCGGAACAATTTGCGCATCCTCGCCACCGGCATCGAGTCAATGAAGCGGCGGCTGGCCGATGGCGTCGGATCGGACGATCAGCGGCTCGCGCCGCTCACCAAGAATTACGCGAAGTACAAGAGCCGTGTGACCGGCCGCCGCGCCGTGCGCGACATGCGGCTGACCGGCAGCCTGCTCGATGGGATCAAGCCCCGGTATGCGGACGACTCGATGGCCATCGCCGACGCCTCCGGGCGCCGCGCGCGGATGGGGAAGATCAAGGCGGGGATCACCGACCGCGTGAAAGCCCGCATTCACAAGCGGCACCTGATCTTTTCGCCGAAGGACCAGGAGGCGATGAGCCGCGAGGCGGCGGAGGTTTTTCAGTCGCACGTCGCCGCCGTGGTGGGCTCGCTGTCGCCGAAGGGCGGCGGCGCGCTCCGCGTCCGGCTTCGCGGCGGCGGCGACCCGTTCAAGCGGAGGGAGGTCTAATGGCCGGCTTCCGCAAAACGGCGCGGGGATTGGTCCGTGATGCGCTGGCCGACAGCGTCACCGGCTTCAACGCGCAACTGGCCGCCATCGCCGGAGCCTACGGCGTGCCGGCGTTTGAGATTGTGTGGACGCAGCCGTCGGACAACTTCGCGCAATCCTACATCGACGATTCCGTGATGGAGGAGGTGTCCTCGGTGCGCCGCTATCCGGCGTGCTTCATTTACTGCGGCCGCGCCGAGGATGAGCGCCGGGTGAAGGGCCGTGTGTTTTCGGGGACCGTCTTCGTGCGCGTGGCGTTTGTGCTGCGCTACCGCGCACTGACCGACGCGCAGGACGCGGGCAACGCGATCAGCGGCGTGCAATCGGCGGAGGATACCGAGAGCATGGCGGACGCCGTCACCGATGCCGCCTCGGAGGCCCTGCGCGCGGGGCTGCGTTGCGTCTATTCGTTCTCGGCGGAACCTTCCGCCGTCGAGTTGTATGGAGATGGCTACCGGCAGAGGGTCGAACTGACCCTCGGAATTGGAGTGTTGTGACATGTCTTTTCTTTTCCCGAAGGACGAATCGGTTTACGCGCAGGTGACAATCCCGTACGCGGCGGCGATCCCGAACACCGGCGGCACGCATACGCTCGGCAACGGGGATTATCTGCGGCATATCCGGCTGGAGCTTGGCGGCTACGGCGGGCAGATCATCAACAGCGCGGCGAAGACGCGGGCGCTTGGGCGGCTGCGCGGGATCGAGGGTGTAAGCGGCGGCGAGCCGTGGAGCATCGAGGTTCCGTTCATTCTGTCCGGCGCGGCGGGAACGCCGCCCGACATGGACCCGCTGTTGCAGGCGTTGTTCGGCAAAGCGCCGGTGATCACGGCCTCGACCAGCGTCGTGTACGAACTGGACGATGATGTTCCGGGGCTGACGCTGTGGAGCTTCCGCACGGCGGGCGCGTCGGTGTCGAACGTGGTCCAGCGCTGCGCCTGGGGCTGTGTGCTGACTGAGTTTGAGATCGGAACCTCCGATGGCGAACTGGTCTTCCGCTGCGGCGGCATGTCGGCGTTTGTCGTGCCGTCGGCGAATTTCTCCGGCTACAGCGCGGAGCAGAAGGGCGGGCTTACCGCGTTCCCGTCCGAGCCCGCCTCGCCGTCCTCGACCGGGGAAATCATTCCCGGCTTCATCGGTTCGGCGGTGATTAACGGCGTGGGCACGTTCGCGATTGACGGCTTCAGCGTGCGGGGCAACCTCAACCGCACGCTCCGCCGCGCGTTCTCGAAGCGCGTGGCGACGATCCCTGGCGCGGGCGTGCGCGAGATCGACTGCACGATCCGGCTGTTCGAGGAAAACACAAGCGCGCTGAACACACTGCGCGACTTGCAGCGGAGCAAGGCGGCGTTTGACGTCGATCTCGTGTTTGGCGAAACGGCGGGCTACACGGCCACGTTCGAGTTGAAGAACGTCGTCATCCCGTCGGAGCGGCTCGACGAAAGCGGGGACACCTGGGTTGTCGAGTTCGCCAACTCGCCGGCGTCGATGACAAGCGTAACGTCGAAGGATGAGCTTAAGCTGACTCTCACTTAAACGCCATGAACATCGAATCGAAAATCATGCATGAATCGAAGGCCGCGCCGGGCGTGCGGTTCACGGTGAAGCGGCTGAACGTGATGGAGCGCGCGGCGCGCGACTTTGTGATTGCGGAGGAGAAAATCAAGTACTCGCGGCTGCTGGCCGAGCAGCGTTCGCTGCTGGCGAGGGAGTGTCCCGGTTTCGCCGCCGAGGAGGACGCCGGAAAGCGCCGAGCGATGATCGAGGCGATGAGCGAGAGCGCGTCGGCGGAGCTGACCGAGCTTCAATTCCGCGCGTCGCTCATTTTCGAGCGGACGGTCCGGCCCGGCGTCATCGGCGCGGGCCTTGTGTCCATCGAGGGACTAAGCGCCGATGGCGTTCCGGTGACTGTGCAGAACTTCGCCGCCTGCGCCACCGATGAACTGCTGATCGAGGTCTACGAGGCGTGCGAGGCGGCGGCAGGGCTGAGCGATGAGCAGCGAAAAAACTGACAATCGCCTGGCACTTCAGCCGCGCGGGCGGCTGGGCGAAACCGGAGTTCGATTGCCGCGCGTGCCGGCTGAGGCGGCTGCACGAGAGCCGCAACTGCCGGCTGTATTTCCCGGACGACGTGAGGCCTGGGCGGCGCCCGTGCTGGTCGGCGCGCATCGAGGTGCGCCAGCAAAACGGCAGGACGGGCGAGCGCGTCATCGAGGGCACGGCCATCGCCGAATGCCCGGTGAGCTACATCACCGCGTTGTCGCTGGCGGCGGTGGAGATGGCGCAAACCAACCGCGTGCTCGGCGAGTGCGGGGGGAGCCTGTACGGCCCGGACGCCGGGCTGTGGCCGGCATGGTGGGCCGACGCGCTGGTGACCGTGCAGGCAGCGGTTGCGGCCGAGGAGCGGGCGAGGTTTGATTAGCGATGCCGGCGACGGACAAGTATTCGCTGGTTGTTGAATCGGCGACGCGCGGCGAGGCGGACCTCAGGCGGTTCGAGCAATCGCTGAACCGCGTGGCCGACGTGGCCGAGCGCGCCTCGCGGCGCACATCCGATGCGTCGCGGAAAGCGCAGCAGGACAACGAGCGCTTCGCGGCGAGCCTGAAAACCTCGATCCAGAATCCGCTGCAAGCTGCCGGCGAGGCGGCCGAGGCGTTTGTTTTGCGGTTCGGCAAGGCGGGCGCGGCGGGCGCGGCGCTGGCCGCTTCGTTCGGCTTGGCGGCCAGGCAAGCGTTTCTCTTCGTCAAGGAGCAGGGAGACGCGGCCGGCGGCATGATCGACTTCGCGGACAAGACCGGGCTGAGCATCTCGCAAGTGGACCGGCTCACCCAGGCGGCGAAGATCGCGACGGTGGACATCGTCGGCCTTCAGCGCGCGGCGAAGGGAATCGCCGAAATCCTGTACGACACGGGCGGCGCATCCGAGAAGGCGGTCTCGGCTTTCCGCAAGCTCGATGTGCGGCTGATCGATTCGTCGGGGAAGGCGCGTAATTTCGGGCAAGTTCTGTTCGAGAGCATCGAGAAGCTGGCGAAGGTCAAAGATGCGACGGAGCGCATGGCGCTCGCCACGGCCATCCTTGGCCGATCTGCGCCGGAGCTTCAGCCGCTGCTGGCGAACTTCGAGCGCTTTGACGAGATCGTGCGCCGCGCGGGCGCGGGCACGCGCGACGAACTGCTGAAGGCGCTCGACGACGCCGCCGACCGCATCGAGGCGTGGAACGCGCGCTGGAACATTTTCAAGGGCACGCTCGCGCTGGTGGCGCTGGAGTTCGCGCGCGTCGGCGAGTATGCGGAGAAAGCCTCGCAGGGAGGCTTCATCGGCAACGCGCTTTTCGCCGGCGCGCTGACGGCCGGCGCGAAGACGGCTGCGATGATCGGACCGAAACCTTCCGCCGGCAAGACCACGCCATTCGGTCCGGATGCGTCGCTGATGAATCCGGAGGCGGCGGAGCGCGCGCGCCGCGAGACCGACGCGCTGCGCAAGCGGCGCGCCGCCGCGCAAATGGAATCGGCGGCTGGACTTGAGGAGGCCATCAAGCAAATCGCCGAGGAGCGCAAGCGGCTCAACTTCGTGCTCAACGCCGCCGAGAATCCGGCGCTGTTCCGCGAAACGGAACAGAAGCTGAAGAATCTCGACGCGCAGGAAAAATCGCTGCGGGAAAAAATCGGGAGGCTGCGCAATCCGGACGCCGGCGTGTTTGTGGCGCGCGGGATTGACGAGGCGAACCGCTCGTTCGGTCTTTCTCCATTTGCGCCGGGAAAGATTCCGACGCTGAACCGCCGCGCCGGACTGGCCGGCGCGAACACGGCTCCCATCATCGCAGACACGGCGGCTATGGCGGCGGAGGAGCTGGAGGCGGCGCGGAGAGTGGCGCGGATGGTGGAGATGCAGAACGATGCCATCCGGGGCCAGGAGGCGCGCGCGCGGCAGCGGGCCATCGAGGCGATTCAGCGGCAGGCTGAATTTCAGGCGCGGCTGATCGCGCTCACCGCCGGGCCTGGCGGCGAAGCCGACGCCGCCGGGAAGGTGGCGGCTATCCGGCTCGCCGCGCTGGAGCGCGAAAAACAATTCAACGATGATTTGTTTGACATCGAGCGCCGCCGCGCGGAGGTGCTCCAGGACGCGCAGCTTCAGGCGCTTGAGCTTCAGCGGCGGCGGGTGGAGGAGTTCCGCGCGGGCGCGGGGCAAATCTTCGACGCGCTGGTGACGCGCGGGCGCACGGGATTCCTCGATCTTCTGCGCGGCCAGGCGCTGAACATCGGCCGCACGGTGTTTCAGAATTTCGCGTCCGAAATGTTCGGCGCGGCGCAGGGCCGTCTCACGCTGCCCGGCCAGCGGACCTCCGATGGCGGCGTGACCGTGCTTGGGCGTCTGCTTGCCGGCACGCCGTTCGCCGATCAGGGGATGAAGACGGCGACGGACCTGAACACGGCGGCGACGATTGAGAACACCATCGCTTTGCGCGCGGCGTCGGCGGGCGTGGCGGGCGGCGGCTGGAGCGCAAGCGCGGCGGGCTTGCCCTCCACGGTCTTCGGCGGCGCGGGCCGCAACCCGCTGATCTTTTCCAGCGCGCCGAAAGCGCCGGCCTCCGGCGGCGGCTGGCAGATTGACTCACTCGGCATCCCGTCGCCGCTGTGGACCTCGTCCGGCGGATCGAACCTTGGGCGCAATATCGGCATCGCGGGCATCGGCGCGGGCACGGCGCTGGGCGTCGTCGCCGGCGTGCGGCAGGGAGGATTGCGCGGCGGGCTGACCGCCGGAGGCTCGGCGCTCGGCGGCGTAGCCGCGCTGCTGCCGCTGCTTGGCGTTAGCGGGCCGGCCGCTCCGGTGCTCATGGCCGGCGCGCTCGGCGCGGGCCTCATCGCGAGCCTTCTCCCGGACCCGAAAATGCAGCGTGATCAGCAATTGCAACGCCTCGTCGATGCGGCCAGGTACACGGAGCCGTCGCCCACGGGCTTTCAGTTCGAGGCCGGCGGCGGCGGGTTCGACTACAGCGCGCGCGGCGGCGTGCGCGCGATCACGGTGAACGTGCAGACCATGGACGCGCGCAGCTTCGAGGACAACGCCTCGCGCATCGCCGGAGCCGTCGAGCGCGCCATGCAGATGGGACACTCGATCAACCGCACGGCGCGCGAGGCCGTGCTTGCGCAATAGGAGGCGCGATGGCTTCTTTCCCCGCCCTGTTCTCCGGATCGGTGGCGATGTATCCGTTATCCTCGTCGGTGAGGATTCCGGTGGAAATCCTCCGCTACAGCGACTTCACCGAGCAGCGATACGTGAGCGGCAAGGCGCTGCGGCGTTTCGAGATCATGCTTGAGGCGGTCTCCGCCGCCGACCGTGACGCGCTGCTGCTGTTCTTCGAGTCGGCGAAGGGCGGCTTCGGCAAGACGTGGGACATCACCATCGGCGGCTCCACCTACGCGCACATGATGTTCGAGGGCGACGTGTTCGCCGAGACGGAATCGCCGTCCTCGCCGGGACGGTTCAACATCACGCTCGCTTGCCGGCAATGGAGGCCGGCTTGAATGCCGTCGTTTCCTGTGCTGAGCGCCGGCGTATCGGTTCATCTGCCGTGGACCAGGGAAACGGTGTTCCGCAACGCGCACGCGGAGCAAAATCACGGCGGGCGCTACAGCTACAACGAGCGGGCGCTGCCGCTGATGCGCTGGACAATGTCGCCGTCCTCGCTGCCGGACGCCGACATCGCCACGCTCCGCAATTTCTTTCTTGCCAGGGGCGGGGCCTACGAGGCATTCGACTTCACCGACCCTGAGACGCTGGTGACTCACGCAAAATGCCGCTTCGCCATGGAATCGCTTGACGTGCGGCACACGGGACCGGACGAAAACGCGGTGACCATTGTGATCGAGGAGTACGCCTGATGCCGCTGACCAGCATCGACGCGGCCAAGGACGCCGAGCAAACCTATCTGCCGCTGCTGCTGGCCGTGGTGACGTTCGCCGACGGGTCGGCGCTGCGGCTCTCCACGTTTCCCGGAAACACGGCCGAGGGCGGCGCGCCTTATGGCGGCCAGGACTATCTGGCGCGCATCCGGTCCTATCAGTTGAGCCCGGTGCAGGGCTTCAGCCACGGCGGCATCGACATTGTGCCAGCGGTGACGATGACGCTCAGCGATCCCGACAAATTTCTCTGGATCAACTACGAGCAGGCGGCGGGAAAGGGTTTCAGCGGGGCGCGGCTGGAGTTGACGTTTGTCTTCCACGACGTGCTGTCTGGAACCTATTCGAGCGACTCGGTGATCAAGTTCCGTGGCGTGTGCGACGCGGCGCAATCGGACCGCGAGACGCTGACCGTGACCGCCGTGAACCGGCTGAATCTTCAGCGGCGCTTCCTGCCGCCGGCGACAGTGCAGCGGCGCTGCCCGTGGGTGAACCCCGCGACCACGGCGCAGCGCGCCGAGGCTTCTGACGAGGATTCGATCTTCTACGAATGCGGCGAGACGCGCTCGCTCGCCGCTGCGCCGCCGTGCAGCTACACCAACGAGACCTGCACGCAGCCGCTGCGGCGCGGCAACATCACCTGGGAGCCTCCGGCGGGGAGCCGGAGCCGGGAGTACGTCAGCGGCAAGTGGCTGGACGTCGAGAGCAACCCGAACGAGGCGAAGTACGGAGCGCCGGTGCCGATGGTCTACGGCACGGCGTGGGCCGATCCCATCGTGACCAACGTGATTCCGGACGGCAACTCGACGCGCGGCGAGGCGGTGATTTGCCTCGGCGAGATCAGCCAGATTCTGCGCGTCGTGGTCAACGACACCGAGCTTCAGCCGGCGACCGACATCACAGGCTCGGTGAACTACGTCGTGCAGGACGCGCTCCTGCGTTACAACGTCGTCAACCGTGGAGGCCGCGACGGCTCGCCGAACATGGACGCGCCGTACAACGGAAACGGCGATCCCTACGGCTCGATGGCTGCGATTCTGTGGGTGGTGCCGCGCCGTGTGGCCGATGGCGGCTCGACGCCGCGCGTGCGCGTGCTGGTGCAGGGTCCGAGAATCAGGGTCTATTCCTCGCCGTCGTCGTTCACCAAGGAGTACACGGATAACCCTGTGTGGATTCTGCTGGACCTGCTCGTGTGGGCGGGGATCGGCTACGAGGACATTGACATCCAGACGTTCATCGACGCGGCGGCGGTGGCCGGGGAGATGATCGGCTACACCGATCAGTACGGCGCCGCCGGCACACACGCACGCTACGCGGCGAGCTATGTTCTCTCGCAGCGGCAGAGCGCGGCGGACGTAATCCGCGCGGTCCGGCGCGGATGCGGCGCGGACCTTGTGCCGAACAGCGCAAGCGGGAAGCTGCAAATCTTCATGCGCGGCACGCTCGCCTCGCAACAGCCCGCGCCGGTGGCCGGGTCGAACTACAACACGCCGGTGTCGTCGCAAACCCTCGCCGGCGCGGCGGCCAACGGTTACTACGCCTACGACTTTTCGCGGACGCTGCACGGGACGTTCCGCGTGGTGACGCCGAAGATCACCGAGACGCCGAACCGTGTAAGCTTCCCATTCATCAACGCCGAGCGCGACTACGCGGCGGATTCGATTTCGATGCTCGACGCCGCCGCCGTGGCGCGCGCCGGGCAGGAGGCCGCCGAGCAGATGGAGGCGGCCGGCGTCAACACACTCGACCAGGCCAAGCGCATCGCCGCACGCGCGCTCGCCGAGGGCTTGCGCGGCAACCAGCGCGGCGACCGTGGCGGCACGCAGCTTTACGAGTTTGAGCACGGCTTCGGCGGCGTGCGGCTGCGGGCCGGGCACATCTGCCGGCTGTCCGACGCGCAGCACGGGCTCTCGAACATCGCCGTGCGGCTTCTGCAAATTCAGCCCGAGTCCGATTTCCGGCGGGCGCGGTTCCTCGCCATGCGACATTCCGACGCGTGGTATCTCGACTCGTTTGGCCAGGAGCCGGACCCGGAGGAGTTGCGTCAGGCGCGCGACCGTCTTGCGCGCGCGAGTTATCCATGGGGGCCGCGCAAGGCCCAGCCGGCCTCCGGCGATCCAATGCTGCCGGAGACCGGCTGGACCTTCGGCATCGAGGAGGTTTACGAGGACGCCGCCGACGGGACCAGCATCGCCAAGGTGCGCGTCACCGGCAGGCAGCCGGTGAACGTGTTCTCCGATGCCGCGCCGCCGATTGTGGCGCGGCAAGGAACAACATCGACCTCCGGCGGATCGCTCGCCGGCGGCGGCCACGTCTACTATCTCGCCATCTGCGCCGAGGACGCAGACGGCTTTCTCACCGCGCCCTCGGCGCTGTGCGAGGTGGTGATCACCGCGTCCGGCAGTTCGCACACGGCTTCGGTTCCGGTGCTGCGCTGGCCGCCGGGGACCACGGGCTACAAGCTTTTCGCCGGGCGCTCGCCGCAGATGCTGACGTTTCAGGGCGAATCGTCCGGCACTCCCTCGGCGGTTACGCTCACGGCGCTGAACGAAACCGATTACGGGATGCCGGACCAGGAGTTTGACCGCATGAGGATCAAGGTCAAGCGCGTGATGCACTCCGGCGTCTTTGGCGCGGCGCTCAGCGGTGTGAGCGCGGGCGGGATCGCCATCGCCGGCGCGGGCTGGACAGCGGATGAGTGGGACGGCTACGATTGCTCGGTGATCGGGAAGGATCAGGGCGGGCCGTTGCCGGTGTGGAATTTCCACGTGACCGGGAACACGGCGGACACGCTGAGCGTGACGCCGGACCCCGAGGCTTCCGGCGTCACCGTGGGCGATGTCCTCGTCATGCGCTCGCGGCCATCGGTGGGCGCGGACAGCGGCGGCAATTATCTGGAGGACTCGCAATGGGCGAACACCATCGAGCCGTCCGGCCTCGCCGCCGATGAGGAAAAGGGCCGCATCCTCCGCTTCATCAGCGGTCCCGGCGAGGGCGATTTTTACCGGATCAAATCGAACACATCGTCGCGCATCTACGTCGAGGGCGAATGGCTACAGACGCCGTCCGATGCCTCGCGCTACATCATCGAGGAGCCGGACTGGAAGGTGATCCAGACCTCCGACTCGCTGAGCAACGCTGACCCTGCGGCGGAGCTGGTGATGGACGCCGAGGTGAACAACTACCGGCGCAGCGTGCTGCTGGTGCAGGCGGTGACGGTGGACGGCGGCAGCAACGAATCGCTGGAGACGTTCTCGCCAGTGCGCGAGATTTATCTGTTCGGCGATGCGGGAGCCCTGCTCACTCCGATTAATGAGGGATATCATGAGAACGCCGGCGCGGACACGGTGACGCCGGACATGGCGAACGGCCTGACGCACGAGATTGATTTGAACCGGGCGATGACAACCGTGAATGAGCCCGTGTTCACCGGCGGCGCGCTGGTGGCCGGGCAGCGCATCCGGATTATCGCCCTGCAGGACACGGCGGGAGGCCGGCAAATTTCATTCGCTTCCGGCTATTTGCTCGGCGAGGAAGAAACCGAGATCAGCACGGTTCCGGACACGCAAACGATTTGGGAGTTCGTGCGCCAGCCAGACGGGAAGTGGCTCAGCGCATATTTCAAAACGGGGCAGCCATCATGACCAGAACACTACTCTCTGTTTTTGTTTTTTGCCTTTGCGCGTGCGCGCAGAGGACGAACCGGATCGACATCATTCCCCGCGCCGACGGGAGCGCTGTTGGCGAGGTGCGGTTTTTCGAGAAGCAGTCCGACGGCGCGGACAGCGTGACGCTGAAGGCCCCGTCGCCGCTGGCGGCGGATGTCGTGTTCACGCTGCCCGCCGCCGACGGCGCGGCTGGCGAGTGCCTGAAGACCAGCGGCTCGGGCGCGCTGTCGTTTTCCCTGTGCCTGTCGCCGCCGTTTCCGGACGCCACGGTGATGATGACATCCGACACCGCCGGAGGCCACGTTTACAAGGCGTTCAGTGACACAAGCGGCGCGTTCTTCGGGATCGACTTCCACCGCTACGGCGGCACGGGGCCGGTGGGGACAAACATGCCGGTCTCGGGGCGGATGTTTGACATTCGCGGCTGGGGCAACCGGAACAGCACGCTCCAGTACGCCGGCGGCATCGCGCTCATCGGGGACGCCGCTTCTGGCACATATCCGAAATCGCTCTTGCGGTTCACGGTGCGCGGCGAGGGCGGAGCCCCGTTCAATCCGCTCACGCTGCGCGCGAGCGGCAATCTTGAAATCACGGACGAGGCGGGCAGCGGCGTAGGTGGGTTCCGCATGAATGGCGGCGTTCTGGAATGGAGCAACGATCTCTCTTCTTGGTCCGGTTTCGAGGCCGGCTACTGGACGCGGAGCAGCGGGGTATTGTATCCATCGACGTCGAGCGACACGCTTGGCAACTTGTCGAACCGTATCGGCATGGCCTGGTTGAATCACATCAACGGCCACGATGGCTCTTACTACCGCTTCGAACTCCGGCATCCAGGGAGCGGCTCGAACAGCGGCAGCGCTTGGATCGTGAGGAACGCAAGCAACTCGACCGTCGGCTATCTGAGTTACTCGGGATGGATGTACAACTCAGCGGGGCACACCGTCGGCACCACACTCACTTTCGCCGGCGAAAGTTCCGGCTCTCTCTATCAAGGCTCCACGGAAAGAATCGATTCCAGCGGAAACGGC